AGCATATTTTTCTGCTTACACTTTTGGGCTTTATGACTATGGGAAACTTTGAAGGAGAAAACCATGCCTGGGCCATTACCTAAACCGGCTTATTTACGGCAGAGAACAAACAAAAGTGCCAGTCGCGCGATTTTGCAAGTGCGGGGCGGTGCATTGGATAAACCAATGTTGCCAGATGGTGATTGGCATCCGATGGCCGTTGATTGGTGGGAAGATGTTTGGGCCTCTCCAATGAGTGCGGAGTTTCTACAAGGTGACGTTCCGGCCTTGTATCGACTGGTTTCGTTGGTTGATGTATGGTGGAATGAGCATAAACTGGATGTGGCCAAAGAGATTCGGTTACTGGAGCGCGAGTTTGGCCTTACGCCATTGGCGCGGCGGCGGCTGGAATGGCAGGTGGCCGTGTCTGAGGAAAAGAAAGAGCAGCATGGGATACGCCGTAGCAAGCGGGCGGTGATCGTGAATGGGGATGATCCGAGAAAGGCGTTATGATTCTTACCGTTCCCCCTTTCGATGAAAAAACCGCATGGCCTACTTTGGGACCGCAAGTTTGCGACTTCATAGAAAGTTACCTTGTGTTTGGGCCGGGGGATTTGCGCGGGCAGCCTGTCATTTTAGACATAGAAAAACGGGCGCTTATTTACCGGATGTATGAAGTCTATCCGCAGGGACATGAGCAAGCCGGGCGGCGGCGGTTCAAACGTTGCGCTATTTCTCTGAGAAAGGGCACGGCAAAAACTGAACTTGCCGCCTGGATCGCGGCGGTTGAATTGCACCCATACGGGCCGGTTCGTTGCGATGGTTGGGATGCAAACGGGCAGCCGGTAGGTATTGGGGTGACTGATCCTTATGTGCCCATGATTGCGTATACCCAAGAGCAATCTGATGAGCTTGCCTATGGCGCGTTGAAGATGATCCTTGAATACAGTCCGTTGGCTGATGATTTTGACATTGGCCTGGAACGTATTATGAGGATCGGCGGAGATGGCAAGGCCGTTAGTTTGGCGACTGCACCGGATGCACGGGACGGGGCGCGTACCACGTTTCAAGTTTTTGATGAGACTCACCGGCTTAATGCGCCACGTTTGAAGGCAGCGCATAGGACAATGTTAGCCAATATTCCAAAGCGTATGTTATCCGATGCGTGGTCAATGGAAATTACGACTGCACCTGCACCAGGTGAAAACTCAGTGGCAGAGGATACAATGGACTATGCGCGGCAAGTTCATGATGGCAAAATTCAGGATAGTCGTTTGTTTTTCTTCCATCGGCAGGCAGACGACAAGCACGATTTGACAACACAGGACGGAGTACGGGCGGCCGTAATTGAGGCCAGCGGACCGGCAGCGTCATGGTCAGACATCGACGGCATTGTAGAAATGTGGCGGGATCCGACAAGTGACAAAACGTATTTAGAGCGCGTTTGGCTTAATCGCCTAGTCCGTGCCTCAGAACGTGCATTCGATATAGAGCAATTCAAGGTCCTGGCAGATGAAGATTACCGGCCAATGCCTGGGGCAATGATTACACTCGGCTTTGACGGGGCACGATGGCATGATGCAACGGCAATTGTGGCAACCGAGATTGTTACCGGATTCCAATGGTTAGCGGGATTGTGGGAGCGGCCAGAATTGGACCTTGAATATTGGGAAGTTGACGCGGCTGATGTTGATGGTGTCATGGCGGAGCTAATGGATACATACAAGGTCTGGCGGGCCTATTGTGACCCGCCATACTGGGAAACATCAGTAGCAGATTGGGCCGGGCGGTATGGCAGTGAACGAGTTTTGGAATGGTGGACAAATCGGCCGAAACAAATGGCCTATGCAATCAAACAATTTAATACGGCCGTTACCTCTGGCGATTTGTTACATGATGGCAATCCTCATTATATCCGGCACGTCGGTAATGCGGTTCGTAAAGTGTTGCGGATTCGAGATGAAGAAGGGCAGCCGCTATGGACAATTTACAAAGAGCGGCCAGATAGCCCGCATAAAATTGATGCGGCGATGGCTGGTGTTCTGAGTTGGGAAGCGCGAAACGACGCATTAACGGCCGGCGTTGGCAAGGTGCAACAGTCAGTATATGAGAGCCGGGGCATTGTTGTCGCATAGTCGTATATTGCAATTAAGATGTTTTTGATTTAATATGTAAGGCAAAATGGAACTTACCTTGTGGCAAAAGCTATTTAATCCATATCCGCAACTGAGGCGGGCGATTGTGAACTTGAAAACGGGCACGGTATTTCGGGCTATTGTTTACCGAAGAACCGGGCCGTTTTTGGTTTTGCGGCAAGTCGAGATGCTATCAGATCGTGACAGTAAAATGGAGCCGCGCGTAACCAATGGTGAGGTACTGATACAAATGACTGATATTGATTTTATACAGGTAATCTAATGGCAGTCATTGATACCGTTAATGGTTTGCAAATCACGCGGCAAAATTGGACACCGGGAATTATGCGCAGTAGCCTGCGTTTTTACGATGCTCATAATTATGCCTATGCGGAGCTTTACCGGTTACAGCCAAACGTGCGGACGTGCGTTGACTTCCTGGCGCGAAACATTGCCCAACTTGGTTTGCATTTTTTCCGGCGTGTTAGTGAAACGGATCGGGAGCGCTTGCGGGATTATCCCCCTGTCAATTTAATCAATCAGCCGTTACCAGCGCAGTACAAAATGACACGGTATCGGCTTATTGAAAGCCTGATGGCTGACCTGGGCATTTACTTCAATGCTTATTGGCTGAAAATCCGGCGTGATGGTGAATTATCGGCACTGCTACGCATTCCGCCTACGATGGTTGAGGTTGAGGGCGGGTTGTTGATGACAAACTATAAAATCACAGTAGGGGGAAGTACAAAAGACTTTGCACCCGACGATGTGATCCATTTCCGGGGCTACAATCCGGAAAACCCGATAGAGGGCATGTCACCGCTTGAAACATTGCGGCGTATTTTGGCAGAGGAACACAGCGCGGGCACATACCGGGAAAACTTCTGGCAAAACGCGGCGCGGCAAAGTGGCGTTATCAAACGTCCATTGGCTGCACCTTCTTGGAGCGACACGGCGCGGGAACGGTTCATAGCTGAATTTGAAGAACTGTACAGCGGGGAAGAAAACAGCGGCAAGACGGCCGTTTTGGAAGAGGGTATGGAGTGGGTTCCCAACACGTTTAATGCTAAAGACAGTGAATACCTTGCCGGGCGCAAACTGACACGGGAGGAATGCGCACGGGCTTACCATATTCCCCTTCCGATGGTTGGCATTTTAGATCATGCCACGTTCTCCAATATTTCTGAACAACACAAAAACTTGTACCAAGATTCATTGGGGCCGTGGCTGGCAATGATCGAGCAAGATATTGATTTGCAGTTATTGCCAGAATGGACAGATTCAAATGGCGTATATTGTGAATTTAACATAGCGCAAAAACTACAAGGCGATTTTGAGCAGCAGGTTAAGAGTTTGCAAAGCGCAGTTGGACGGCCGTACATGACAGCCAATGAAGCGCGGGCCAAACTAAACTTGCCGTCAATGGCTGGAGATGCTGATCAACTGGTAACGCCGTTAAATGTTATCGTTGGCGGGCAGGCATCGCCGCGTGATAGCGCTCCAAAGATTAGGCAAGCAATACAAGGTCAAAACTCAAAAGCCGCTTCTTTTTCCTCATACAATCCCGACTTGCGTCGAAACCATGTACAGAAATGGACTGAGATTTTCACGGCACATTATCGACGGCAGGAAAGCGCGATTGTCAGTCGCGTACCGAAAGGTCGGAAACTTGACATCGGTGGTGTGTGGTATGATGAGGAACGATGGAACCGGGAACTGGCAGAGGATTTGCTGAAGGCGAACCGCTTAACGGCCGTTGCCTGGGCCGAACTGATAGCAGAACAAACGGGCATGGCGGCATCTGAAGATATTATGATGGCCTGGCTGATTGAACATAGCCGGGTGCAATCTGAAAATATCAATTTTGCTATGCGTGTGAAATTGACAGAGGCACTAGCCAAACCGGATGCAGATGAGGAAGTACGCGATCTATTTAGGCAGGCGATTACCGTTTGGTCACAGAATGACGCGGAAACAGCCGTTACCACTGCTAGTCAATTTGGTGCAAATGAGGCGGCGCGTGCCGGTGGTTTGCGTATGAAAACATGGCAGACGAATAGCGGCAATCCGCGTGCCAGTCATGCTGCGCAAAATGGAATGACAATACCAATTGGTGATACGTTCCCGAATGGGCAAAAGTGGCCGGGCGCGCCTGCTGTACCTGCTGAGGTTGCGAACTGTCAATGTAGTGTGTCATTTTCGAGAGGTGAATGATGAGCAAAGTCAAATGCGAGTGTCAATATTGTGGCAACGATTTTATGACTTGGACTTCTCGGATAAAGAGGGGTGCTGGTAAGTATTGTTCGCGTGAATGTACTGATAAAGGCAAGCGTGTAAATGGCACTTATGATAAATTGGCTGAAGAAATGAGGGAAGGCGAGTATCGTAAATGTGAAGTTTGTGATACAGAGTTTTATGCTGATAGGTATCGTATTGAGTTGGGGCAAGGCCGATTTTGCAGCCAAGCTTGTTCTGCTAACAATCGATCTATTGGGAAACCCCGCGAGTTGATGACTATTAAGTGTGCTTGGTGTGAATGTAACTTTGAAACATATAATGCCAATCGCAAGTATTGTCATTATGATTGTTTTGTGGAATCTAGAAAACATGGGGAATATAGAAAGTGCGAAACTTGTGATGAAGAATTCTATGTTCAGAAAAATCAAATCGAATCTGGAAATGGAAGATATTGTAGTCGAGTGTGTTTTTCAGAAGCAATTAAACAAGGTAAATATCCTAATTTGGGAGCTGATCGTGGTGGAGAATATCGGAATTGTTTAATTTGTTCAGCAGAGTTTTATTTATCACCAAGTAGAATTGAAAGTGGATATGGTTATTATTGTAGTCGAGAATGTGCTCATGCCGGGCAACGCAGGGGAGATATTTTTGAGTGTCTTGTTTGTGGAAATGAGTTTTATTTACCGCCTAGTAAAATTGCTGAGGAAAGGAAATATTGTAGCCGTAGTTGTTATATGAAGGATGAAAACAAAAAGCGATGGGAAAGCGGTACGTATGATGGTGTCTTCCAATCTCCGACATCAATTGAAATTGCCACAGCAGAAGCCTTAACAGGATTTGAGCTAATCTATAAGCAAGAATATCGCCCAGATGATTATAGCAGGCCGTTTGATTTTCTTGTTGGAGAAAACTTACTTATAGAAGTGCAAGGTGATTATTGGCATAATCGGCCAGGCGCAAGAGAGCGCGATGCGGAAAAAGCACAGTGGGCACAGGAAAATGGGTATCAATTAGTAGAGTTTTGGGAATATGAAATTCATGATATGGGTGCAACCGAATTGATTAGAGAAAGAGTTATTCCTCTGGTAGGAGATTGATATGAAAACAAAGATATTTTCGGCTCCATTAGAAGTTAAGGCAGACGAAGGTAATGCACATACTTTTGAAGCTATATTTGCCCGTTTTAATGTTATCGATCATGATGGAGATGTTGTATTGCCTACTGCCATTGAAGATGGAGCTAAAGTTCGTATTTCTTATTGGGGGCACAGATGGCAAGACCTTCCTATTGGACGAGGGGTTATAACCGTTGATGAGGAAAAGGCTAAAGTATCAGGAGTTTTTTTTGATACCGAGGGTGGACGGGAAACATATGAGACACTGAAGGGTCTTAATGATTTGGCTGAATTCTCATATGGTTTTGATGTGCTTGAGGCAGAGCGAGGAACGTTTAGAAATGAGGATGTGCAGTTTCTCAAAAAGTTAAAGTTATTTGAGGTAAGCCCGGTCATGCTTGGGGCAACACCTGATACTGCTTTATTAGCAATAAAAAGCATGAAAAATGATGATATTGGCGATGGTGATGAAGGCGAGATCGAAGATGATAAGCCGAGCGAACCGGATGCTAATCTGATGACTGAAATAACAATAGTAGAAATCGGAGTGATAGCACTCGGAGGATTATCAAATGAAAAAGAGTGAAAAGCTCATTGCAGAAATGCAAGGTAAATGGAAAGAAATTGAAGGCATCCGTGATGCCGTTGTCAAGGATGAACGCGAATTTACGGCCGATGAAAAGGCGCGTGTTGAAGCGACTCTTGACGAAGTGCGCGGTATCGAAGTCCAGGTGAAGAAAGAGAAAGAGAATGAGGCGTTGGTTGACCAAATCAATGGCTTTAACGATTTGTTTGCTCCCCCGGCCGGTGGCCAGAAAAATGATCAACCTGACAATGGTGATCGTCGAGAACGCAAACAACAGGCGATGGCCTTGGGTGAACAGTTTGTCAAGTCTGATGTTTGGCAAAACTGGATGAAACAATTCAACGGCCGGATTCCTGATAGTGCGCGTGGCCTTTCTTCTCCGCCTGTGGAAATCAAAAACCTGATGCGCAAAACGCTATTGACTGGAACCAGTGACACAAGCGCCGGGGCATTTGTCCAAACGGACTATACCGGCATCTATGAACCGCTTGGCCGGTACATGTTGTCATTGCGCAATCTGGTAAGCGTTCGCAATACAACGAGTGACACGGTGGAGTTTGTACGCCAGGTAACGCAAGTTACTCAGGCGGCAACTGTGCCAGAATCGAACGTGACTGATTATACCGGCGCGACTGGTGAAGTCAGTGGCGAAAAACCCGAAGCGGCCATGACGTTCCTGAAGGTTCAGGAAACCGTCAAAACCATTGCTGTCTGGATTCCTGCAACCAAACGCGCCCTGTCTGATGTTGCTCAATTGCGCGGCTTGATTGATGACGAGTTACGCGCCGATCTGAATGAGGAACTGGAAAACCAGATGCTCAACGGCGACGGCGCGGGCGAAAACTTCACTGGCTTGAACAATGTGTCTGGTGTCCTGGCTCAGGCGTTTACGACCGACCTTGCAACGACAGCACGTAAGGCCATTACCAATTTGCTTATTAATGGCAAGCAAATGCCGACGGCATGGCTGTTGAATCCGCAGGACTGGGAAGCTTTCGACCTGATGACTGATACCAACGGACGCTACTACTGGGGCGGCCCGATGGCAATGGGGCCGCGTACCCTTTGGGGCGTTCCTGTTGCTCAAAGTTTCTTCCAGACGCAAGGCACGGGTTGGCTTGGTAACTGGACTAAAGCCGTTTTATGGGATCGTGAACAAGCAAATATCTCGGTAAGCGATTCTCATAGTGACTTCTTTATCCGCAATATGGTTGCAATCCTTGCTGAGTTGCGGGCGGCCTTCGGGATTATACGTCCATCAGCATTTTGTGAAGTAGACCTTGAATCTGGTAGCTAATCGATGAATGTAAATGTGCTGGTCAGGAACCTAAACGAAGATCGAGTGATTCCGCGTTTTGCCGGGTATCTTCGGGATGGTCTTGGCTGGCACATTTCAAATAAGCCGGTCAAGGGAATGGATGCATATTACCTCAGTCTGTACCTTGAATGGAGTTTTATGCAACCACTCCCCGACCGGCCTGTCATGGCTTACTTTTCACACCGAGAAGAAAACCCGGTAAATGGGCCAAAGTCCCGACTATTTGACAACGTGGCGAGCTTGGTAGATCTGCGCATAGTTACAGCGGGGATGTATCGTGATATGTTGGCTGATTGCGGGCCTACCGTGCAGATACCTGCACCGGTTGAACGAGAACGGTTCACAATTCCTGGAAAACTTTCTGGTAGAAAGGCTCTTACAGCCGGTTTCTCTGGTTATGTCTACGGAAATAAACGAAAAGGGGAAGATTTAGCCAGCCGATTGGTGAATTATTATCCTGCTGTTTCCTGGCGAGCGAGTGGGCGCGGCTGGCCTGCATTGACGCGGCGATTTACGTGGGCAGAGATGCCAGCGTTTTATCAGTCGCTGGATGTCCTGGTAATTACGGCACGTGTCGAAGGCGTCCCGATGCCAGCATTAGAGGCGTTGGCTTGTGGCGTATCGGTAGTCATCCCGCGCGGTGTTGGACTATTGGATGAACTGCCAGACATGCAAGGCATACACCGATATGATCGCGGCAATGCGCAGGATTTAATACGCGCCTTCGGAGAGGCAATACATACAAGGTCATGCACCAGCCGTGAAACATTGCGGGCAGTGACGCAACCATACACAATTGAGGCATGGATACAAGGTCATAAATCCGCAATCGAACGAATTAATGAGGAACCTATGGAAAAAATAATCACTGGTCGGGATGATAAAATTATGAAAACCATCCGGCAGTCATGGCCCGAGGTTGACACCGTTTTGAAATGGACGACCAAATACATCCCCAAAATCAAGCGACAAGTAGCTGAATATCAAGGCGCGATCCTGGCGTACTATGCACACACGTATAACAAACCTGGGGCGCGGTTTCTTGAAATTGGCACGGCGCTTGGTTACTCGGCTTGTGTCATGGCAACGGCTGCACCGATGGCCAGAATCACGACCTTGAATCCTAAGGACGGCGAATATCAGAAAGCCGTCAAAAATTTGTCAGTTCGTTCTAACGTCCGAGTTGTAAAGCAAACATCGGAAGAATTTTGGCATAGTGACAACGGTCAATACGATATGATTTTTGTGGACGGCGATCATCGGTATGCGATGGTGCTACATGATGCACAGTTTTTCAACCGATTGAAACCAGGCGGCCTGATTATCTTTCATGACTATTCGCCTGATGGTAGTGACCGGCCAAGTGATGGCAGCTACAAGGCGCTTAATGATTTGGCAGAAAAGCATAGGCCATTTGACGTGAAGGTGATCGGAACTGGTAACGTTGGCATGGTTGGTTGGATTCGCCAGTCGGGGGAAGAGTGGGCATGAACCGAGGGATTTACTGCGTAGCATTTGGCGATCCGGCGCGGGCGTGTGCCGTTGACATGATGAAAAGTGTCAAACAGTTTTTGCCGGATATTCCAATTGCGTTGGCAGCCGATAAACCGATTGGCATTGAAGATATTTTCATCAGCCAACCGGACAAGGACATTGGCGGCCGGTCGGTAAAACTCATGGCCTATGATTTGACGCCGCCTGAGTGGGGCGCGGTGCTATATTTGGATGCTGACACGGAAGTGACTTCTCCCGATGTGCAATTTTATTTTGATTTGATTAGTGACGGTTGGGAGTTTGTTATCTGCAAAGACCCGATGCGGGAGGACGTGGCGCAATTGCCGCGTCACAAATATGATGCGGCGGAATTGGTGGAGATTGAGTCTGTTTTAGGGACCTTGCATACGCTCATGTTAAATGGTGGCGTGTGGGCATTTGCGAGGAACGAAAACGTCAAAGCGTTTTTCGATTCCTGGCAGGTTGAATGGGCAAAGTACGGGCGGCGCGATCAGGGCGCTTTGCTGCGGGCCTTGTATACTCATCCGCTTAGGATGTACGTGCTAGGCAATGAGTGGAATTATTTCCCGGCGTACAGTTCAAAGATTACTGAACCGGCTGGCCTGATGCATTATCCAGGCAAGGCGCGGCGGTGGGGCGGACAGATACCGGGACGGCTGGACAGTCCGATAGCATGGCAGAAGGTAAAACAACACCAGGGCGGGAAGCGATAATGGATGTGCTGAACATTGGCTGTGGCAATCGAATGATTGAAGGTGCTGTACATCATGACCGGGTGAAGCACCGTCCTGAGATTGATGTGGTTCACGATTTGAACGTATTGCCTTGGCCATTCGATGGCAAGTCATTTGATAGAATCGTGGCCTTGTCTGTGTTGGAGCATTTAGACATTGATCTTGTTGCCAGCCTGAATGAATGTCACCGGATTCTAAGACCGGGCGGGCAGGTGGTAATCAAGTTGCCGTTGTGGAATGCAGAGCGATCATATGATGATCCGACTCATCGCTGGGTTTACTCCCTGCGGGCGCTTGACCAGCTTTGTCCTGACACAGAACGGGGTAAGGAATACTCATTCTACACGCCGTACAAATGGAAGTTTGTGGAGCAGCCGCATCCGAATGAAGAAAAAACATCACTCTGGGCTACATTGGAGGCACTGCCATGACGTGGGGCATTTTGCTATTGGGGCGTGATGACATAATCAAAAGTCGGGCGAAACGGTATAAAGTGGCCTTGAATGTGGGCGATGCTCCTACCCTGCCATTTGACAGAACACTCATCACCAAGCCGGGAACGGCCGTTCCGTGGGAGTTGTTACCGGCAGCTTGGGAATTATTGGATAAATGGGATGCGGCTGTACCCTTTTGGGAGTATACCGAAACGGCCGTAAACGTTGGCAGTCATGAGGATCGGAAACGGACACAGGACGTTGTACGCGATTTGCGAGTTTTGTTACATGCGACTGAGTTGGTTTTTGTGAAAAAGAATCAAATGGGTATTGACCTTGTATCGTGCTGGCAAGATGAAATGATACAGGGTGGAGATGAACGGCTTGCATTTCTGAGAGCAACATACAAGGTCAAACCGCGTTTGTGCATCCTGCCAACCTCATGGCTAAATGCGCGGCGCGTGGTAGTGACTGCATTGCCACGTCAACCGCGGAATGCAGACAAGCCGCTGATTCGTGTTGAAATTCAGCCGGGCCGTTTTGTGAAATGTCACGAAGGTGATGAAAAAATGGTATTGGCTATGATGGATAGAGGACGGAGGTAGATATGGCTATTGTAAGTAAGAAAAGTTTTTCGATTGATGATCAGAAAGCGCGACAGAGTAAGGGGCCGTTAATTCGTGTGGAACTGCGCCCGGGCCAATTCGTTAAAATGTATGAGGCCGATGCAATCGCGGCCGGGCACATCAAACCAAAAACCGAACTGGCACAAAAGTCGATGCCAGCGCAAGAAAACAAAATGCGACTGCCTGAAACTGAGAAACAGGAAACGGCCGTTCCCCCTTCCCCTGATGACTTTGGGGAAATTGAAGGCGTGGGGCCTGCTACGGCGCGGCGGTTGATTGCGCAGGGCATTACCACGTTTGACGAGTTGCGAAATGCCGACTTGTCTTTCTTGAACGACAAACAACGCGGTGCAATTGAGGAATGGCGGAATGGCTGATTTTTGCACGGTTGACGATGTGGCGAGTTTCCTGCAGGTGTCAATCACGACAGCGGCGCAAATTGCAGCGGCTGAACGTGCTGTTACCGAAGCAGCGGCAGCGATACGTAACTATACGAACCAGTATCTTGAATTGGTAGAGGATGAGACAATCATGCTGGATTCACGCGGCGGCACGCGGTTGTTTTTGCCTGAGTTGCCAGTCACTGAGGTGACTGAAGTAGTTGAGGATGATGACACGTTAGTTGTCACGACTGATTACAAACTCGGACAATGGGGCATCCTGCACCGGGTAGGCGGCGCAAAGTGGGATAAAGGAATCCAGATTATTGAAGTCACATACTCACATGGCTATGCTATACTGCCTGATGACATTATAGCGATTGCTACACGCGCGGCGGCGCGGGCGTATCAGGCGGGCCTGCGGGCGGCTGAGGGTGATGCGATTCCTGGTATATCATCACGGGCATTAGGTGATTTTAGTGTTAGCTATACGGCTGAAACTGGAGGCGGAGTAAGTGAAGGTGTTCTTGGTGCATCGGCAGCAAGGTTGCTGCTATTTTCTGAGAGGGATATTCTGAATGCATACAAGGTTTGAGGCAATGAGTGGGAAAATAAAAAAGTCCAATTATTCATTGGACTTTATCCATGCCGGGCCTCGCCTCGCCGTACCTGACCCCGCCTTGCCTGGACATACCAAGCCATGCCGGGAACATGAAATAAATTATACCATGCCTATTGTGGAATTACCATGACAGTCTTTGAATCACTCCTGAACAATGCCGGAACTGTTTACCGGCGTACTCGCACAAGCGACGGGCAAGGCGGATGGGAAATTGATTATGCCTTGCACATAACAATACAAGGTCGTATTCGACCGGCTGGTAATACTGAACGCGACGTGGCCATGTTGGAAAATCGGCGCGTCACTCATGTGCTTTACGTAGTGGCTGGCACTGACATCCAACGTGGCGATAGGGTGTACATTGGCGATTTGGTAGTGGACGTGGAAGCGATTAGAGAACCATCATTGGCAAATGAACATTTGGAAATTGATTGCATCGAATATCAGGTGGAAGCGGCAAATGTTGTAAGTGGCTCATGATAATCAAAAAGTGGAATCCGCGAAAGGTAAAAGAAGAAATTAAAGCCAACTTGGAACGCAATGGCGAGGCCGTTGGTGCATATGTACGGCAGGATGCACGGCGGCGTTTGCTGAGAATTGAGGAACCCGAATGGGGCAAGAAGTACCGGCGTGGGATAGTGGCTAATTTAATCGACTATGCCATTGATACAAGGTCCAATGAAGTTGACATTATCCTTACTGTAAAACCATCGCCTGACACACGACATCATGGGTTTTATATCGAGACTGGCAGTCGAACGCACGGACCTCAGCCGTTTTTAAGACCGGCCGTTTTTGAGAACGGCAAAATTATTGTGAAACTCTTGGAACGCGGATGAGTATTTTAACGGCAGCAATCTACCAGAAATTAGCCAGCGATGTGACACTAACTGATATGCTGGCAACGTTTGGCGATGAACCGGCAGTCTTTACGACCGATCCGGTTCCTGGCAGCGCTGAATTGCCTTATGTAGTATCGACTGGTGAAGTTTCACAGTCGCCATTTGATACCAAACAAACGCGGGGCCGGTCGCTTATTCGTGACGTGCGTTGTTACGCGGCGGCGGATGGCAGTGCGGTTTTGATTGAAGCAATCGCCGAACGGGTGCGGGCATTACTGCACCGGCAGGCGTTGACGATTAATGGTTATAGCTGGATGCTCTCGGATGTCACCGGGCCAATCGTGGCCGATGATGATGAGGTATACGGCAGAATAATTAGTGTAAATATAGTAGTTCAACAAACGGAGGTTTGACATGGCTGATAGTGACGCTGGTGTAAGTGGCGCAAGATTTTTAGTATTGGTAAACACGGGAACGCCTACGGTTCCGGTGTACACGGCCGTTGGTAGCCAACGGGACGCGACGATTGATGAGGCCAGTGACAATGTAGATTACTCCTCAAAAAATAGTCGGGCGCAGCGGGTAGGATATGGCCGGTATTCGACTACGTTGTCATTCGATCATCTGTACATCGAAGACGACGCTGGATATTTGGCCTTGAAAGCGGCCAATCGCAATGGTGACATGATCCTGGTAGCCCGCGAATTGGACGATGTGGCACTGGAAACTGCAAATGCAAAAGTTGATTCGCTTGGTGAATCCTATCCCGATCAGGGTGAAAGCGTTGTCTCCTGTTCAATGACGGTTGATGGCGAGTGGACTGAGGTAGGCACATAATGGCGGCACGGGGTGAAGGGATTATCGTAGGGGAAGGCCAGGAAGTGAATGTGCTGTTCACTAATCGGACAATTGGCCGGGCTGAATCCCAGATCGGGAAAAGCATTAAAATTATTATCAGCAATGGTCTTCAAGAATTGGGTATGTCCGAATTGGCCATTTTCTTGCGAGTGGGTATGCAAGAGGCTGCCGATAAAAATATCAGTTTAGATGATGCGTATGATGTAATTGATATGGCTGGTTTTTTGTCTGTAAATAATGTCATTACAAAATGTTTGATGTCAGTTCTGAGTTTTTCTCAAAACAGTGATGACCCAAACTGAGTCATGAGATTGTCATCATACGTGATTTAGACAATCTCATGATTCAGGCATTGCGTTGTGGTTGTACTGTTTCTGAATTTTGGAGCATGACACCAGTTGAGGCATACAAATTTATTGAGGCGACTAATTGGCGTCATAAACAATTGGAGCAACGTGAGATAACAATGGCTTGGTTAACGGCGGCATTGACACGTACTAAACGATTACCAAAATTAAAGCCATTATTGGCACAAACAAAACGGCCAAAAAAATTAACTGGTGAACAGTTGCAAGAACGGCGGCGAGAGTTTAAGGAATTGGCTACGCCTGAGAAATTAGCACGGATAAATGAGGCCATGAAACGCAAATGAGCAGCCAATTAGGTGAAGCATTCGTCCCGATCCGGGCAACGCTAGACAAGCTCGATAAGGATATGGCTCAGGCTAGAAATAAAATAGATTCTGGCTTGAAAAAATCCGAATCATCAGCAAAATCATTTGGGTCTGTTTTGGGCAAACTGGCGGCTACAGGCGCCTTGCTGGAAATCGGCAGGCAGGCGCTTAGACTAGGCAAGGCCAGTATTGAAACTGCATCAGACATAGAAGAAGCTGCATCAAAATTCAATTATGTTTTTGGCCCTGCTGCTGAAAGCACTGGAAACAGGCTAGATGATTTTGCTGAGGCTGCTAATCGTAGTCGTTTTGAAATGCGGTCAATGGCTGCCGATGTGGGGGCGCTTACTGAATCTACATTGGGTAGCAAGGAAGCTGCGGGGGAAATGGCAGTAGCTGTTTCTGAGTTGGCTGTTGATCTGGCCAGTTTCAATAATGTTACTGAAGATGAAGCGTTAACTGCGTTAAAAGCCGGGTTGATTGGTGAAGCCGAACCTATGCGGCGGTTTGGTGTTTTGTTGTCTGCTGCCGCTGTTGAATCTCGTGTATTAGCTGATGGCATGGCAAATAGTAAATCAGAAATAACTGATGCTATGAAAGTCCAGGCACGCTATAACATTATTATGGAGCAAACAGCGACAGCGCAGGGCGACGCTATTCGTACATCTGATAGTTACGCCAATGTCAGTCGAGGGTTAGAGGCAGCAACTCAAGAACTATTAGCAGCGATTGGTCAAGGTTTGCTTCCAGCGGCAACAGAGACAAAAGAGGTTATGACTGATTTAGTTCGTCAGTTTACTGATTTTGTGAAAATCGCTAGTACTGGAGCCGATCAAGTGCGTGAATCTGCTGATGCTGGTATGGAGCAAGCAGAAACATTTGATGAGGTTGCCGATAGATTGGCGCGTGTTAATGAATCATATCGACTATCAAGAACATTACTAGGTCGATTTACTGGCACACAAGATGAGGTACATGATGCATTAGAGGATACCATTAAATCATTAGTTGCTACGTCTGACAATTATGAAACATTTATTAAAGCAACAGAGGAAGCTGGATTAACTACAACAGATGTTGCAAATATTATGAATTTGTTTGAATCAGATTTACATGGCAATACTGAAGCGTGGTATGAATTGGCGGCAGCTCAGGCAGAAGTAATTAAGGCTGGCGAGGAAGTTGGTATTGTTGATCAGAATTTAGCGAATTATATATCTGATACAACTACAGTAACGGACGAGCTTGTTGATTCGACTGTTTCGATTAGCGAGGCGTGGAGTCATCAACCAACCATAATTGAACGGTTGAATAGTCGGTATAAAGAATTAAAACAGAATGCCGAAAACCAACGAATTGCAAATGAGGGATTGCTTGAATCTTATCAAGATATTTTAGATGGTAACACTTTATTAATTAGTAGTTACGATAAACTTGGTGAACAATTTTATACTGTCGGAGGAAGAACGGCCGATCAAAATGAAAATTTAGAAGAACTCAGAAAAGAATACAATAATGTACAAGAGAGCATTCGTAGTTTGCAGGGAGGAACTGCCAGTTTAGGATTAACTGAAGACGAACTAAATGAAAAGTTAGCCAAGCAACAGGAGCGTGCTAATGAATTAGTTATGGCAATGGCTCCGCTCGAAGCCATAAAGGGAGATGTTGCTTCTCGTGATATTGAGCTTGCTTTCAACATGGAGGCTGTTAATCAGGCCATGTATGATGCTGCCGTACAAGCTGGTGCAGATGTTGAGGCAATCGCACGGCTTGATATTGCACGAGGCAATCTAACAAAAACACAGGCAGAGGCGATTTTGATGGAGGCAATGGTTCGCGGGGAGGCCGAACGACTAGGCCAAGCATACGCCGATGGAACGATTACTGTTCAGGAAATGGATGCTCAAATGCAAGACTTCATCACGACGCTGATGAGTACGCCTCCCGATGTGTCAACAAAAGTTAGTGTTGAGACGGCGGAAGCTCATGACAAATTAGATAAGTTAATTAGGAAGTTGGTTAACTTCGATGGCAAAACATTTCGAGCTAGGGCAGAGGTAACAACAAGTGGCAGCGTTCCTGGAGACAGTGGCGGCAGCGATGGAAAGGGTGACAATAAAAACAATAATCATGCGACTGGAACAAATGGATGGCTAACCGTTCCGTCTGGATTTGCAAATGATAGCTATACAGTTGGATTAAGTAGCGGCGAAATGTATGCAGTTATTCCCGATGGTATGTCATTCGCAACACAAGTTATCGAGAGAGGATCGCCTAATATTGGGGCCGGGGTGACAATTCAGGTGGATGCAAGGGGCAGCACTGATCCGCGTGAAGTTGAGCGGCGTGTAGAGAGCGCGGTTGATCGCGCATTGAAACGGGCAGGCCTGGATGCGGACCGTAGGATACGAACATGACAGCACGGGTAACAAAGATTACTGATGGCACAACGACAGTTGATTTTGAAAGCACAACCAGTGGCTATGTGATTTTGCGGCATAGATTGGCGACGGCGCAAAGAGATGAAACCAGTCCCGAGCTATGGACGCGGGTTGATGAGGTGTTGGAAATCTCAGTAGAGGGCAGTACTCAAACCGAACTGGCACAACGACTAGAACGGCTGACACAACTCATTGAACAGGCGCGGCGGTTGATGCGCGGTGAAAACGTCACGCCGGTTATTTTTCAATATCGCATTGATGATTCGGCATTGGCCGATCCGCTTCAGTCACTAATTGTCGGACCGGCTGAATCAGGCGACGTGTTGACGTTACCAGATTCGTTTGACAACTATACGCAACTAAAGACAGGAGACGCGGGCGATCCGGTGGTGTGGCAATTCAGGCGACGGGGCGCATTACTAGGAGATGAGGAAACAAGAAGTCGCACAAACGGAACAATTAACAATCCAGGCGTGATGACACCATCTAGCAATTTTACGGACACGCTTACAGTTCCATCACCGTATATATTTTCTTTTACGCTCAGTCCGGCAGTCGGGCAAAAAACGGACGGATTGTTACTATGTGCAAAAAGTAGCTCTTTCCTAAAATTACTAGAGGGCGAGGATGGGAGTGGAACGAATTTTAGTTCGGAGGCTCTGGCTACTACGGAAAGCGATAGCCATGTTGGGCGCTACTCGCCTGCCGATGCTAATCCGAATGCAATTGAATGGACAATTACCGGCCTTGATACCAGCGTGCGACGATTGGGGGTTGTAATTAATCTGCAAAATCATAGCAGTACGATTACATATAAAATTAGAGCGAGATGCGAAACCGGCGCGTACAGTCGAATGAGGATTGTTGGAACCAATGATAATAATCCTCAGGCGTTTTTGTACGGCATAGTAGCATCTTCCTACAGAGCGATCACTACACTGACCATTGAAATAACTGCCGGCGCAATAGGTGCTGGCGGGAATGAATTGGATATTGATACCATTGGTATAGTTGCACTCGATAATGATGCCGGAAATATCATTGCACTGAGGGACTTAGGAATAACGGCAACGGACCCGATAATTGATCATGCGTCTTTGACTGCACGGCGTCCGATTGTGCGCGACAATGGCAATAACGGGAAGTCGTACAGCGGCAATGCTTACCTGTCAAGTCTGGGCAATACGGCCGCATTTTTGATGTTGGCAAACACACTTGGTGAGTGGAATATTACGGACGGGGCAGGGACGCGGGTAGCCGTTGGATTTTCAATGACGCGTCGCCCCGCCTACCTGATACCACGATGACACTATCACTACAGATTTACGCAGACTATACAAGGTCACAACTCCTTGCCGATTACAGCGAGTACCCGTTTCGCTTTTCCACAAACGCACATGGGTTCGCAAGTTTAGAAGTGCCGTTCGTGCCTGAGAGTTTGCCGGATGCATTTGCCGTTTACGATTGGCCGGGAACACCGTGGGCAGTCGTCACTGGTGACGATGGTACGGCCTGGGAGGGGCGGCTTGAGGACATTACCATTGTGCCGGGCGGGGTGCAATTGGCGGCGCTGGGCGCGTGGCGGGCGCTGGGGGATGTGCCGTATACGGCGCTATGGTCAAAAACGGGGATGGCTGATTGGCGGGAAATAAAATCAACTGACATTGCAGGCATTTTTGAAAAAATCTTTTCTGTTGACAATAACAACCGGATTTATATAACGACAAAAAAAGGCAAAACATACGCAGCCGGGCTGCGTGTTGGTGGCATGGTCTACGATGCACCACACCTGAGCATACGGGATATGGTACATGTGTCATTTGATTACGTATTTAATGCGCCGGCTAATTATACAGCGACCTGTACTGCATACAATGGATTTGCTAGCGGTGTCAGTGTGTGGAGTTTGACTAGTACTGGTGCGCTATTATCCGGTAGTGTATCTCAGGCATTTACTGGCCGGCAGCAGCTATTATTTCATATGACGGTTCCGCTGGCGACAACAGAAACGGCCGAGGACGGCGCTAATTATTTACGTATCACCAATCTCCGCATAAAAACAACATCCGTTGCCACCGTCCTGGCCTCCAACATCGCCACCGCGTTAGTCGGCTACGTCAACGGCGTCAACCCCGGCCAACTCAGCAGCAGCACGGCATTAATCGAGGCAACGACCGACGATTTGCAAGATGAGATTTATGAAGACATCTATCCAGCCGATATCCTGGATCGGCTGGCATTTCTGCACGGATACGAGGTCGGGGTTTGGGAAAATCGCCAACTCTATTTCCGGCCAAAAGGCAGCGCCGGGCGGCATTGGTATGTTGATGTGACAAAAATCCTTAACCTACAGCGCAGCCTGGAGAATATCCGCAATAGTGCCTATGGCATTTATCAGGATGCAAATGGGCGCACACTGAGAACGGCCGTAGCTGATGATGCTGATAGTCAGGCGCGGCTTGGCATCGTCCGCCGTGCGCCGGTTGAAGTGAGAACGACAAGCGCAACTCAGGCGGAGACGCATCGGGATGTGTTTTTGACTGACCGGGCGAATTTCCAAACGCGGGCGGAGATTGAATTTGAGACATTGGAAGATGAAGCTGGCGCGGAATATCCGCTTTACATGATGCGGGCCGGTGACACGGTGACAATGCGAAATTTGCCGCCGGTACTATCAGAGGCGATTGACAATATCAGAACATTCTTAATTGGTGAAACAGAAATACAGCACATACAAGGTCAACCGCTTTCTATCAGCATGAAACCAGAAACACCAGTGCCAACATTGGTAACATTAGTGGCCCGGCGCGATGCGGGATTAAAGTGAGGTAAAAAATGATTAGTGGACAAATCACAGTGACGACAGCAGGAACGGCCGTGGCGGGGCCGTCAACTCCATCAGGTGCTATGTTTGCGCTTAAGGCGCATCCCGATAACACTGATACCGTTTGGGTTGGCAATGACGGCGCTGATGATGTGACAAATGCGAATGGATTCCCACTTGATCCTGGCGAGGGTATTGTTGTATATACCGGCCGGGGGCGGTTAGGGAATGGCGAATTTAATCTAAGTGGATTTTACTTCGATGCTGACAGCAACGGCGATAAAATTTGTTGGGCACGGTTGCAACCATGATCGGGCCTGGATTATTAAATAGCGGACTCTTGGGTCAGTCGCCTTTTGGGAGTGCGGTGGCAAAGCGAGGGTTAGCCGCTCCCGACGCCCCAACCGACCTGACGGCGACGCAGGTTAACGCTAACGTCCTCCTCGAATGGACTGACAACGCCACCAACGAAACCGGCTACAAAATATACCGTTCTGACGGCGTGACGTATGCGCTGTTGGACACGATTGCGGCGGATAGTGTGGTGTACACGGATGTCGCGCCGGGGAATGGCGATTGGTGGTATGAGGTCGCTGCCTACAATGCGGCTGGCGAAACACTGAGCGATGCGGCTACAGTGACGTTGGCTAATTTATTATTCACGGCAGATCAGGCAACCATCACGCCGGCAATCACGCTGTCAGGCGGCGCACCCGCTGCCGATTGGCTAGTGACCGAAACAGGCGGCGGGACGTTTGAGTACACCACGGCCGGATTTACGCATAATCGTGTGACGGCTGGGCCGATGACAGTGGAACTGCGAAATTCTCCGGCAATAAAATCATTTGTGACACTCATCAATTTCAACGGTGATGGTATTACATCGTCATTCCACGATTTGCATGTGGATCAATTTACGGCATTGACGATTCTGAGAATTTTCGAGAACTCGTTTACTGGAGATTTAAGCGGCTGGTCGCCTAAATCGCCTCTGACTGAGTTGAGGATATACACAAATTCGCTCACTGGAGATTTGAGCGGCTGGACTTTCCCGGCATCTTTGATGGGTCTATTCATTTTCGGAAATTCGTTTACCGGCGATTTGAGCGGATGGACACTTCCGGCTGCCATGACGTACGCATGGGTGTACGGCAATGCGTTTAGCGTCGGACCGCCACTCCCGGCAAGCAGCGCCATGACGGATTACCGAATTGAGGGGAATGCCATGTTGCAGGCTAGCGTCAACGCAACATTGCTCGGCATTTACACCAATTCACCGACGCGCACCGCCACAGGTGGCACAATCAATGTAGGCACTACGAATCAAGCCCCGTCCGGCACGTTCCAGGCGGCGGCATCGTGCCCGGTGACGGCGGCGACGCCGGGGAAAGAGATTGCGCACGAGTTGATCAATGATACGTGTGATGCTTTTGCGAACCATTGGAGTACTGTGACAATCACAGCGTAGAACTATGGCAACGATACTACCAACTCAACAACCGGCCTTCTGGCTGGTAAAAGAAACCGGTGACACGGGGCAAACGTTTATCGGTGAACTGACCGGAGTGTCAAATTCGTTGACGGCCGTATTTGCCGAGGGTGAGCAGCCGTTCCTAGACGCCGTTGTCACCAGCGGCGCAACGTTTTCCCCACTGCCCGAACGCGGCACAGAACTGACACAGGGCCAGATTTACAGCTACGGCAGCGACCTGCTCATGGTCAGGCAATCGCACGCACGCACGGAACACGATCCGGCAACCGTTCCCGCGCTGTTTCTGATTTGGCGCGAAAATGCAGATGAGGTGCTGGAGTGGATTGTCGGTGAAAAGGTGGACGTAGGGACAAGGCGAAAGTTCGACGGCAAGGTTTATGAAGCGGTTCAGGCGCACGCGACCCAGGCGGACTGGACGCCTCCCGCTACGCCTGCGCTGTGGCGGGAGGTAATTATCACGCCGCCAACGGCCGAATGGCAGGCAGGCGTAGCCTACAAAGTTGGCGATGAAGTGACATACAAAGACAAGTTGTACCGGTGTAGACAAGCACACACGAGCATCGTCACCTGGGAACCGCCAAACGTTTTGGCGCTGTGGTTGCCGCTATGATGGATTTACTCATTACCATCCTCGCCCTCATCGGCTTCGCCGTTCTCATGGTGGTAGCGGTGGTAGTGGTAATAATGAATATTTAATTTCTGGAAAAACAACATGAATGATGAAACATTGCTGCAAGAAATTTTGGTGGAACTCCGCGCAATGCGGGAGGAAAACCGCGTAAATAAATTTCGCTACGTCCGAAGATCTGGAGGCGGTGCAGATACGGCAAGCACGCTATGGCGAGCGTCTGGACAAAATCGAGGCACGACTGGAAACCATTTGGAACGAATTAGTCAACCGGCAACAGCAACCATACAAGATCCAATCACCACACGACCAACTCTATGACCTGATGGATAAATCGCTTAATGATGAGGAGGTACAAGATTTGTGTTTTACACTTAAAATCGACTGGGAGAGTCTACCCGCTCAGTCAAAGCGCGGGCGCATCAGGGAGGTGATCCGGCAAATGCAACGCGAGTCGCGCATCTATCAATTAATAGATTATTTGCAACGAAAACGGCCACAGATTGAATGGCCGTCATTATAATAGGAAAGGTGAATAAAAAAATGAAACGTAAACTATTAGAACTAAACGAATATCAGGCGCAAATTATCACGGCTATTATTGGCGCTGCGATTATGGTGCTGGTACAGGTTGTACCAGCACTTGTACCATATCAAGATGTGCTTTTAGAAATTGATTTGATTATTGCTGGTCTAATCATTGGCCAGTCGGTTCAAAAAGCCAACCGATAATTTAGTCTACCCTCCTCCCCCTTGAATGGACCTTGTATCCTCTGCATGATAGCACGATACAAGGTCCATTTTCTTTTCCCCTAATCAATTTCCAAAATCGAGAAAGTTTTAAGGTTCGATACCTTGAATGTATGATATAATTGTATCAAGTTGATACACATGAGGAGGTGATGATATGAAAACTAAAACCTGGAAGTTACGTGTACTGATTGATGAAGGCAGTTTACTTGCCAGCGCGATCCGGCAAGAAGCAAAAGAAACGGGATTCAGTTTTGCGGAAATTATCCGCAATCGACTGATGAACTCTTATAATGTAGAAAAGGAGACCAATGAGCAAGATAAATCCAGTAACGGCCGTTAACATCGGCAGGCATCCAAACGGTTCAATGTTGTTTGTTGATGTCTATCGCGGACTCAATGACGATAAAGCCACATTCAACAAAATGCATACATACTATATGTTTACCTGGCGTAATACTTCGTTACAAGCCGAGCGCATTTTAAGACGCGCTCGTCTGATGCAAGATATTTTATTTAGCGAGATTGAATTTAAGGAGAGTGTCAATGAGTGAATCTTTGAAACGGTATGCGCAGCTTCAAATGGAACTGTTGGAAATCCAGGACGAACTACGCGGCCTGGAAAAACAAATCCAGCTTGAAGTTGAGCAAAGCGGGAACTCAATCGAGGCGGTTGGTTTTGTAGCACGAATCAAACCGGGCCGGATGCAAACCGATCACCTACAAGCTGCATTGGATGCAAACGCATCTGAGGCGGTTATTCAAAAATATTCAACCACCAAAACGACAGTTGCTTGGGCCAAAGTCACAAAGGAACTCGGATGCAATTTGCAACCATACACGGTACAAGGCCCGGCAACATTGGAAATTAAACCCATAATTTAGGAGAAACAAAATGACAGATAACATTTTCGATGTAGAAATGGATGAACCAGTTGGCCAGTTGCAATTTGGCGAAATCAAAATCATTGACGCTTTCATCGGCATCATGACCTATGACGTTGACGACGTGAAAGGCTGGCAGCAATACGACCAGGAATATGAACCACATCAAACGGCATTGGCTACACCAAAAAACGGCCGGGCGCGGCAAACCAGTCGGGTTTTCCAATTACAAGATTTTCCCATCGGTGTGCAATTTGATACCTGGGTAAACGATTATCCAATCTGGAGTGACGATTGGAAAATGTTTGAGAAATCAATGGCAACCTTGCATGGGTTGAATCCATATGAAACCGAAGAGTACACGGATCAGTACGGCATCAACCGGAAACGGCCAACGGCAAAAGCGCGAGCAGATTACAAAACACTTTATGAAACCCATATGCAAGCGTTGAAAAACGGTCAGTGTTTTTTTGCATATGAAAAACCAATCACGCGTACCTATCCCAAAGCGGATGGTACTACCGGCAACATTCGCGGCACGGTTGTCATTAAGCAGTTTGCTAGTTTAAAGGAGTGCAAGGCCGCACATACTGAGTACAATGGTTCGGTTCCTGTGCCCGAAGGCAGCAAAATGGATACGCCGAAAGTCGAGGCACTGCCGTTGGCGCAGGCTATCGGCTTTGCGGAAACGTTGACGCGCCAGGCCATTGGCAGTGACAACAAAGTGGACTTGGACAAACTGACTGCCTCATTCCAAGCCATGCCGATGTTGGCAGAATTGAAAGTGGACTTGCCAGAAGTGCAAGCAATCATCAGCAAGGTTGAAAAAGAATCGCTTCCTTTTTAGTTTAGTGACGTTGGGGTTTTGACCTTGTATCCTCTGCATGATAGCACGATACAAGGTCAAACTATTTTCAGGAGAACAATGGACAAGGAATTTATTGAAATACGAACGGGGGTATGGTTGAAGATTGCTAACATAGAATCATTTGAAACTCGCAATGATTATTATGAAATCCGCATGACAAGCGGAATGATACACTCAACAACATGGCGAGGTGTTTACCAATGGTTTGCAGAAGAAACCTTTAGACCAGGGGAAACCGATGAACGGCACAATAATAACGATTGATTCAAACGAACACTCCCACCATCCCGAACACTTTACTCAATTAATGAAGCGCGGCGCGTTGTGTCAAGTGAAGCCGTTGCCTTATGATTTTGAGGTGATGTGTTCTGATGGTGATGTACTGGCAATCGAACGCAAGACGCCGCGGGACTTTCTGGAGAGCCTAAAAGACCGGCGCCTATTTAATCAGGTGGCTGACATGGTGAACAAAACGCCGTGGTGCTATCTGGCAATCGAGGGCATGCTTATGTGTCAGGCTGACTATGTTTCCATTATTGACGGCAAACATGACTGGCAATATACACAATGGACGTGGGCAAGCATACAAGGTTCCCTTCTCTCAATTCAAGAACTTGGCTGCGCAGTCGTTTACGATCCCGACTTCTACGGCGCAATTGAGCGCCTTGTGTCCCGTTCCCGTGCCGATGTCAAAATCGCCCAGCGGCGGGAACCGTATATCTTCTCGCCGGCCGAAACTATCATGATGAGTTTGCCGGGCATCGGCAGCAAGAAAGCTCAAGAGTTTTTGAAACTATTTAACAATAACGTGGCGCTGGCTTTGACTGCCCTGACCGCACCGTGTGACAACAGCATACCGGGTTGGAAGCAAAAGTCACGCGATAATTTAATCGAGGCACTAGGGGGAACATTGGAGATGAAAAATGAGTGACGAAAAGGCACTAGCCATACAACAGATGACAGTAAATGATTTGATTACACTTGCCAATGCTTGCAGCAGATCGCAAGTCGAGACGGCCAAAATCATGAGGAAAATGCTTTATGCTCATGACAACGGCCTGCCTCTGAGTTTGGCCGTTACTGGCGGCCTATTTATTGCCAGTGAAAAAACCGGGGCCGTTGGGATTGAAAGCAAGCCACTGAAAAATCGCATAGCTAATGATCCAAATTATCATATCGAAGTCACCAAGTCGGATAGCACAATTTGTGAAGGTGACATCTATCGCCGGGCATCATACCTGTGGCCATACAAGATTTATGGTGACAGCATCCAAGACGGCGACTGGGTAAAAATCGGCAGTACATCATTTACGATTGACGATGCCAAGCGAATTAAAATGCATGATGGTGGTGGATTTAAGCCGTTAGCAGATAGAGACACGTACAAAAATACACCACAACAAATGTTACATTATCGTTGGGTGCAGAAAATTGTCAGCCTGTACGGTGATGGTATTTTTGGCAATCCTCCACAATTGCCGGGCGAGATGAATGATGATGCAATTGTTATCGAGGGCGAGCTGGTTCGCACACCGACGCTACAAGAGATTATCGAAGAGTACGGCCATGACGCCGTGCTTAAGGCCATTAATGAAACGGGTGACAACCCGGCAAAAATCGTGCAATGGTTACAGGAGAATGAAGATGAGACAGTCATCAGCCAGGATTGAACACAAACCGGATGGGCTACATTTTTTCAGCAGCTATGACGCGAGTTTAGTTGCCGCTATGAAAGGTAATATCAACTCAGTTGATCGTGCCTGGAATGGCACAAAAAAATGTTGGGTAGTGGCTCCTCAACACCTTGACGAATTGGTACGCATATGCGAACTGTACCTAAATGTTACGCCGTCAATTGTTGGGGCAAGCATACAAGGTCAATCCTCAGTTACTCAGGAGTTATTTCGCGTAGAGTACATCGGTGGTATCAAGGATCGCGGCGCTGGGGAAATGTCGGCATTTGGGGCAACACAAGGCAAGCAACCGGGTTTGTTTGGTGCTGATATTGTTAGATTTGATTGGCCAATCATTTTCCCTGAATCCGTCTTGAAAGATTGGTTTCAGGGCGATAGCAAAAAAGAAACGGTAAATCAATCGACCTTGTATGCTGTGCTTGCAATCAAACAGGCAGCTAGTCAGGATGACATCAAGGCAGCATGGCGCAAACAGGTGAAACGCTTCCATCCTGACATCAATTCAGATGAGGACGCGGGTTGGATGACAGTTCAGATCAACCATGCGTATGAGGTGCTGCGCAATCCAATGACGCGGCGCAAATATGACGCGGGCCTGAAACTGGCAGCCGGTATACAAGGTCAAAAACCAAAACGATGTAATGACTTCATGTTGCCCGTTCGATGTGGCCTTATCATGTGTAGCGGACAATACAAGGTCGGCCGTTTCGTAGTATCTGAGATTCTGCAATGGCATGACATCGTTGAAGGCGGCCGTACGCTGGTGACATCGTGGGACACGGGCACAAATTCATTAGTGAGGAATTGGATATGACATTTAATATAGATGAGTTTTTGCTTGAACGAAAGGCTGCGCTTTTGAGCATGGATGAAGCTACGATTCGTTCATTCTTCAAAAAATGGAACCATTACGATATGTCTGACAATATATCTATCTTTTGGATGTCGGTTCACAAAGCGCGTACAGCCGATAAATCATTGCCAATGTTTGAACGGGCTGCTAGTAAACATTGGTTGAATCAGCGCAGCCTTGAATCTATGGATGATGGTGATGTTTTGCCACCAATTGAGAAATCAGAGGCCGCAAAATATTTTAATCGGATTGAGGAATTTGAGGAAACCAATGAATAATCAAATCGTAATCGGTAGCCAACAAGACATAGCCAACCGACAAAATATCAGTCTGGCGGAAAGTTTCTTAAGTGCTGAGATTGTCATCCTCTTTGACAACAGCGGGTCAATGGCAATGCATGACACGGCGGACGGGCGATCCCGCTTGGCAGTGGCAGAGGAACACTTGACAACCATACAAGGTAAACATCCTGGCAAGGTTGCTTTGATTTGCTTTGCCGACAGGGTGCAGTATGCGCCAGGCGGACGGCCGGTTGAAGTGGGCGCGTTGACTGACCTTGTATGTGGTTTGCAGTTTGTGAAAGTGGCTGATGACTGCGGCTTGAAGATTGTCGTTGTCAGTGATGGTGAACCGAATGACAAGGACGCCGCCTTGAGGGTTGCCAAACAATTCACTTCTAAAATTGATGTGGTGTTTGTTGGGCCTGAGAATGACTATGCGGGTGGCCGTAAGTTTTTGCAGCAGTTAGCCAATGCAACGGGCGGCCGGTTCTTTCAGGCCGATCAGCCGGGCATGTTGGCGGATAGTGTGGAAACATTATTACTCGGAGGATAACCAAATGGAATATCATGAGTTTTTGGAAAGCAAAAAAACAATCGTGCAACCGGAAGCGCAATTGAAAAAATGAACACATTACAACAAGTGGCAATGTCCTGGCTTGACCGGGGCATTGCCTCATTGCCCATTTCTTACCGCTCAAAAAGGCCGAACTTCTCAGCACTTACCAAAACTGGCGACATTGACGAAAACGGCCGGCCAACGTGGGAACGGATGAAAACCGAACTGCCAAGTGAATCTGACCTTGTATTGTGGTATGGCAGTGGCATATCAAATATTGGCATTGTGACCGGACATCAAAACTTAGTAGTCGTTGACTTTGACAACTGCCATGCATTTGATTTGTGGATGGCAACCTATGGCAGCCGGTATGCAAGCACATACAAGGTCACCAGCGGGCGCGGCTGGCATCTCTACTATTATATAGAGGACATGCCAGTATACACCATGTCATGGATTGGAGGTGAGATAAAATGCTCAGGCTATGTCTTGGCTCCGCCGTCTATCCATCCATCCGGCAAACCGTACCGGGCCGCGTCAAGTGACGTTGACATCATGACCATTAGCTCCATCTACGACATCCTGCCTGAGAGTGTATTTTTCAAGCAAGAAGAGTTTGGACCTTGTATCGTTGCCAAGCATGATGTTTGGAATCCTGCGATACAAGGTCAAGGCAACGGCTATTTCAATGCCAAGCAAGAGGTAAGCATCCTGTCACTCTTCCCAACGGCGCGGCATACTGGCAACGGCTGGTATTCGGTGTCATGCCCATTCCACAACGACAACCATAATAGCGGTTGGATAAACACGAACAAAAACCGCTACGGGTGTTACGCCTGCGTCAATGGCTCATTATCAGTTGTTGATGTCTATATGCGGCTGCATTCCTGCGACTTGGAAACGGCCGTTAACCAGTTGAGGAATTTATGAATATTGAACGTATTGTTATTTGGTTTTCTTCCGGTGTCACCAGTGCAGTAGCTGCCAAAATCACCGTAAATAAATACGCGGGAATTTTGCCAGTTCATCTGGTCAATTGTGACACCGGCAGCGAGGACGATGACAACTGGCGATTCGCTCATGAGGTATCGACGTGGGTTGGCTTGCCGTTGGAAATTATCAGGAATGAGAAATATGAGGACACGATAGCGGTTTACCGCTCCTCTGGATTTATCAAGAGTGTGCATGGTGCAAAATGCACCTACGAACTTAAAAAACTCCCCCGCCGCCAGTACGAAAACCTCGCCACTGACTTACAGGTGTTTGGTTATGATGCGGACGAGAAAGGTCGGGCGCAACGATTCAACGAAAACAATCCAGAGGTGGCGACGTGGTTCCCGCTTATCGAAGAGGGCATCACCAAAACGGACGCCCGGCAGATTCTCGCCCAGGCTGGCATACAAGAGCCGTTGACCTACTCGCTCGGATTCAAAAACGCCAACTGCCTGAAGGCGGGCTGCGTCAAGGGCGGCATGGGCTACTGGAATCATATCCGCAAAGTATACCCGGCCGTATTTTGGAACATGGCCAAAGTTGAACGAGAAATAGGCCATGCCATTTGCAGTTCAGAGAGGCAGGGCGAGAATGGCGAACGGATAAAAATACCGGTCTATTTGGATGAGTTGCCGCCAGATGCCGGGAATTACGACAGCGAGCCGGCGTTTCAATGCGGTTTGTTTTGCGGACAATATTGAGGAACCTATGAAAATCAAAAATGATTAGATACCAGCCGCGTGACTGCGAAATATGCCGCCGCCAAACTATCTGGTACTACATCGGCCAAACGGCATTTCATGAAATTGGCCTTGTGTTGGAGTTTTATCAATGTGGAAGATGCGGGGCGTCAATGAGTAGAGAGGGTATACAAAATGGTGGGAATCTGGTAAAATGTAGGGGCGAATAACAGACTAGCCTGAACAATAAAATAAGCTATTATTAGACAAAACGTCTTGACCGTCTGTTATTCGCAATCCCAGGCACGTCAAGGCGTTTTTGCTTTGAGGTAAAAATGAACATAAAAGAATATATCATATCGGGAATCTGGAGCGATAATCCATATTTGGTTATTCCGCCAAATCAACCGGGAAGCGTTGCCAATAGTGCGCATAAAAAATGTCAATTATGCCAGGAGGTGAAATTCACAGTTGAGTATCTGGATAACGATCAATTCATCGATAAGAAAATACCAGTTTGTACTGATTGTCTAAAAATGCATGATGGTAAGGGCCGCCAAATCGTAAACGACACTAGTAAGACAATGGAATGTGTTAAGTGTGGACAACAAAAGTTACTTGGTGCGTTTCAAATAAATGCTGGCAGGAATATTTTGGATAATCGCTGTTTGGATTGTGAAAGGACGCGATTGAAGAAACTTAGATAGCATAATGCACGCAGATTTAAGCGTCTTTAATATGGTACTGGATAGACAGGACATTTTTCATGGATAAATCGCCAGGACGTGACGGCAGTCTAATCGTTACCAAAAGTAACGGGCACGATACAGACGTTGAATTGGCCACAGCTACCATTTTTCTACATTATGAGCTTGGAAGTTATGGCAAAATCGTCAATTTGTTTGGTGGCAGTAAGGCCATGTGGTGGAAAATAGCCAATGAAGGCATGAGATCGGGACGTGGGCGGAAGCTGCTGGGACTTCCTCATATGATTGAAGTCTTATCGTGTCCAACTTGTGGAGAAGTCCATACGCAAAAGACATGCCAGCATACAAGGTCAAAAGATCCGCGTTATCGTCTGGCATTGGAATTTGAAACGCGGGAGGAACAATTAGAGGCGCGTGATTTGATAGAGGAATTGGGGGCAACACGGAAGGGACAATCGACTTATTTAGTTAGCGCTCTGAAATCCCACCTCAAAGGTCTGGCGGAAAACGACTTTCCCCAATCCCCAATATTTTAAGGTTCATTTGGCGTATTCTATGGTATAATTGTATCAAGTTGATACAATAAATGAGACAGCCGGATAGACGGTAAAGGTAAATAAAATGGAATACAACAGAAAAAACCCGCAGTATATTGTTACTAAAGAATATGATGGCGGGTGCAGGGGCGGCCATCATTGCTTGTGCGGCAGACAGATACGATATATCTTCGAGGTTGAACGCTCTAACAATCTTGGGGCTAGCGACAAATTTCCTGCGCAGCTTGGGAGCGAATGCTCTGGAAATTTGTTATCGGAACGGGTGCAAAAGCTACTCGCCACCCACTTTGAAAAATACCCAGAAACGGTTTTTAGTCCTCTCCCGTTCTAACCCCCCGCCGGTGGCATCGTAACCGGCAAAAGGAAACCAAATGACAACCATCACTTTTAGACAGCAAGACGAAAAGTATTCAGTTTATCCGGCAACCGTTCGGGATCGCCTTAACGTTTTTATGTACGGTATTATGAATCTCAAAATGAAAAATTTGGCGCGTGACATGGTAACGAAAGACGATGCCGTTGAACGTTGCCATGATTGGCTCAGTCACGAGATGCGGCGCTTGTGGAAAGCATCGTATGAGCGGGATGCTAACTCGGAAATTTACGAGCGCATGGGCCAGGAAATGTTGGGGGAGATTGCGGACCTTGTATATGGTGCTGATGCGTTCGATAAATTGTTTGGCATTGTGAAATTGGAAGAGGCGGTTTAGCTTCTAATATTGGCCGTTCCCGGCAGCGGGAGCGGCAGCCACAGTTGAGCGGGGAACTGGTGCCGGATGAGAGGCCGGTTATTGAGCAGTTGAATGAGATTGTGGCTGCCTTGCGGGTGATAACGGGACGGCCGCTATCAGCGCGTGAGCAGTTTTTAATTGAGCAGATTCATAGTTTGACGGAGGTTTGAAATGATGAATTGTCCTGTTTGCGAAAGCGAGAATGTAATGGAAATCAGTAACTTGCACGTGATTTGGAAGTGCTTCGATTGCGGACACGAGGGTGATGGAGAAGTCTTTGATGCTCGCGAGACCGATCCGTTCTGCGTGCCAGGAATTCAATCTGGTGACTTCGACGTTTCAGGATACGAAGCACAATTTGCTTAACGGCCGTTAACGGCAAAGGGAAAAGACCTGATGGCTGACTTTGAAGAATTCTTGCGCCAAATAGCTGACATAGCCTCTTTCGAGGGTGACAGCATGGGAGTGGTAATCCGCGAACCAAAGCCGCATCCGGCCCAAACACCCGCCCTGACCTGTGATGTTTGCGATTATGTAGACGATACGGCCGCGAAAACGGCCGTTTCCGAAGACGAAGATGGTGTGATCCGCTGCCAGGTTTGCCGAAAGAAAAAGCAGCAGGGAACAAGCGGATACGTACATATCCCCCGGCGACGCCGGGGCAAAGGAGACAAGACCCCATGAGTGACATTTATTTCCCCAATCCCAAACGCGGCTGTGGCACGAAAGTGCCCGGCGGCTTCTATGCCGAAACCGAGATGAGCCGGGGCGGCGTGCTGAACCTGTGGACGTGGCTCCTGGGCGACGGACTGGAAGGCGGGATCAACTGCCTGCTGAACATTCCCCCGCGCCGGGCCATTTATGGCAATCTGGCCGCATCCCTGGTGATAGGCGAGTTTGTGGGCGCTGACGTGCCGATGGAAGGCATCGGTATCTTTGACGCCTTGCATGAGATGTTTGACGGGCTGCGCGGCCGTACGGCTGACATCGCCCTCTTTGACCACGTAGGCAGCCAGTATTACACGCCCTGGTCATTTGCCCAAGAGGTAATGGCCTACGGTCCCAGCCGCCGCATTCCCCCGGCATTGGCCAGGGTGAGACTATGACATTACTCGAAAAATTGTACCGAATAATCGCACGTGACAATTGCGGCATGACGATCACAGAAGGCCACGATCCGCGCTTTGGCACAATCACATATCACGATGTGCAAGGCACGGATACATACAAGGTCGAATATTTTGACGGCAGTCCGCAGCGCATCAGCCGGGAAATTGGCGGCCGCTGGCGGCATTTGACAAACGGGGATGCGGTTGCACCCTGGTGAAACTATGATCACAAATACTACTCAATTCCATCATGCCGTACGTGGTGCTGGTTATGTCCAGGTACTGCGCACAAAAGGCAGCAGGCCACTTTTGCAAATAATGGCAACGGGCCAAACGTTTGAGATGTCGTTTGCTTTGTATCGTGACCTTGTATCCGCTGGCAACATCATAGAGGTGCGGCAAAGCAAAACGGCCATAGCCTGTGATGTGGTTTGTACTTAGGGGTGATTAAATGTTATATGCTATGTTTGGCATTTTGCTATTTGTATTCTTGTTGGTTGCTATTGGTATAGCCAAAAACAACAAAGAGCAACAACGTCAAGACGATTATCGAAAAAATAATGGTGCCTATCGTAATGGCGTTTGGGAACACAATAATTTCTTAAACCAGGAACGCAATCAAGCTCGCTTTCAAGAACAGCGCGAAAGGCAAAAAGAAATCACCAGGGAGAATAAAAGACGGCAGGAAAAAGAAGAGGATACCCGGTGGGGACGCAAAAACGGCAGATGGTTTTGGGATGAATAACGGCCGTAGCGTGTGACGTTGTTTGTGCCTGATTTTCATACCCCCCTACTGAGGACCTTGTATCTTGTGTGTGGTGGTTTGAACCAGGCACACCACTACCGGACACCACTAGGGCTACATATTTTATGGATATGTACGCCTATTTTACTGTCTAACTCCATGGTGTTGAAACAGGTGGGGGAGTTTGGTATAATGTGCCTTGTAGCGGTGTGGCAACCGCGTCAGGCAGTAGAAAATAAAATATTTCTAAAGCGAAAGACCGCTTTAGTCTCTGGCTTACCTGTAAGCCGTAAGTCCTGACGAATTGCCACATTCATATCTGGCGATTGGTAGGCTAGAGACTAAAGCGGTTTTTATTATTTACAACGTATAGGTGAAATATGCCAAGCGCAAAACTGCGAAACTTGTACATCAATGCAGCGCCGGATCACTCAGGCCATGCAGAATGTTTGATAGCAACTCATCCAAACAAATTCAAATATACTGATACGCATGGATGGTTTGTTTACAACGGGAAGTTTTGGGATAACGAATCGGGGAAGGTAAAAGTTATCCAGTCGATAAGAGAAGTTTTGCGGGAGCGCCAGAAAATAGCCGGCCAAAGGAACGATAAAAAACTAGAGAACAAGTCATGTGCCGATCAATGGACAATAAACGGCGTGTTGGGTGTCTTGCAGACGTGGCCTGATATTTATGCCACTATTGATGACTTCGATGATTATCATCACCTGTTGAATTGTGACAATGGAGTGCTTGACCTTGAATCTATGCGTTTGTCCAGTCACTCGCCAATGGATTCATTTACCTACTGTCTTCCTATTAAATATGATCCCGATGCCGACCAAACCGAATGGACTTACTTCCTAAGAAATTGCGGACTTTCAAATGAGATACTCGACTTCCTTCAGGAGTTTTTTGGCTACTGCTTGACTGGTGCAACCTCTGAGGAAATATTGTTATATTTCCGGGGCAAGTCCAGATCGGGAAAGGGTGTTATCACTGAAACGTTTTTAGAACTTATGGGGCCATTGGGCCAGGGCGTCAACTTTAGAATGTTCACAACCGACAGGGGGGCCGATACTCAAAACTTTGACATGGCTCCGCTTAAGGGGAAACGGTTCATTGTTGCCGGTGAACAAAACCGCAAAGACGGATTGAACGAAGCGACAGTTAAAATGATAACGGGTGGGGATTCTATCTACTGCGCATTCAAGCACAAAAACCATTTTTCGTACAGACCACAATACAAGGTCGTATTGACTTCTAATCACATGGCTTGGGCCGATCCTGCGGATGAGGCCGTTTGGGGACGGCTGCGCATTGTGCCATTTGAAAAGTCGTTTTTGGGCAAAGAGGACAAGACACTTAAGGCCAGACTAAAGGAACCTGAAAACATTCAAGGCGTTCTGGCCTGGGCAGTGGCTGGCGCGTATCGTTGGTATACAAATGGCATGTCCTATCCAAAAATAATGAAAGATGAATTGGACAAAAGCCGCTCCTCTGCCAGCACGGTAATCGCATTTGTTGAGGATGAATGCAAGTTTGATCCGGCTGGTATGGTCGAGGTGACAACCTTGTATGATAATTACAAGACGTACTGCGCAGCCGAAGGCTACGGATCGTTGGGGCGGCCGCGTTTCAAGGAAGAAATAGCAACTATTTACAAAATATCTGAGGAAAGAAAACGTCTCATCCCCAACGGAAAATTGAAACGCGTTTTCACTGGAATTTTGAAAGTGTGACAACTGTGACAAATGTGACAGGTTTTTATAATTATTAGTTCTATACGCGCGTGTATTGCAAGTACAATAAGGAAAAGTTGTCACATTTGTCACACTGGTCACAAAAAGGATGAAATTATGAAATTCGATCCATTCAAAATTAATAATAATGATAGTTGGAAAAATGCACCTCCATATCCGAATTGGGCTGATAAAAAACGCTATTATGCTGAATACCTCTTGTCAGAAGAATGGGCAGAAAAACGACAAGAACTTATAAACCTTGTTGGATACGAATGTGAAGTGTGTCGATCAAGAAACGCATTACAAGTTCATCATTTGTGGTATAAAAATTTATATCATGAGCCAATGACCGATCTTGTTTTATTATGTGTTAGGTGTCATGAGGCAGCAGATAAGTCCAGAAAAGAAGGACGATTACAATCAGAACTTGCGCATTGGGCAATATCTAATGATTGGAGATCGGCAGGATTATCATTGAAAGAGACATGCAAAAGGTTTGCACTTTACAAGTTCACCACTGGTACGCGACCATTTATAATCGGTTGGATATTTGGAATTGATTTTGAGTAGCAATAACCCAATATTTTAAGGTTCACTCAGGCGATACAAGGTCAAAATGTATTTAAGCGCAACGACTGCACAATTCTTTCAACGTCCTGATATTTATGGTTGCATGTTTTCGTATCGAAAGACTGGCCGCCAGGATGAAGCGCTAAAAACTGACTGCAAGTGGATGCTTGACAATGGCGCATATACCGGAAATTTCGATGATGAGAAGTGGATTCGATGGCTAATTGACATGTGGCCATACCGCAAAAATTGCATAGGCATTGTAACGCCGGATGTCCCCTATAGTGCCTTTGATACCATCCGTCGGTTTTTCGCCTATTATCGTTTCCCTCAGTTATTAGGCTACCCGGTTGCCTTTGCTACTCAGGACGGCATGATGCCCGGCATGGTTCCCTGGCCGCTGTTTGACGTGTTGTTTATTGGTGGCAGTGATGGACACAAACGGGGATATGAGGCGAATGTTTTAGCCGATGAAGCCAAAAAACACGGAAAATGGGTACATGTTGGGCGCGTATCATCACCAAATGCCTGGGGCAAATACTGGACATGGGCAGATTCGTTTGATGGAACAACGTTTGCCCGTGGCGATTCTGTAAAAAAGTTTCACCAATTTTCGGCAGCCCTGAGTAATCATGGACAATATCTAGCACGGAGGTTTGAATTATGATTTACTGGTCACTGATTTTAATAAAGCGTGAAAGTTTTAAGGTTCATTCAGGCGGTTCCATGATACAATGAAGTTGATGGACCTTGTATGTGTGCTTTTAACTTTTGAATACCCGGCGTGTCTTGCCCCCACAATACAAGGTCCAAAACTCTTATCAGTTATGTGTCATCAAACAAAAGGAGAACTTTGGAGATGACATGTTTTTTGTAAATTGGGGTTCATAATGCGAAAAGGGCAGCATGAGAGTAAGCAGATTGCGATACGCGATATGGTGATTTTCATCATGGCTAAATGGCTGCAATGCGGCCGGGCGTATAATCCTATTCTCATGTTGCCTGATTTGGTAAAACATTTTGAAAAAAGTGAGTCAACTATGCGGGCCTGGATTAAGGAAGCGAAAGCGGCCGGTATTCTACCTGAGATAAAGGAAGCAAAATGACGAAAAACGACAAGAAGAAGAAACTTGAAAAATTGTATGATGCAGTTGATGAATACTGTAGTACCAGCGTCAATGGCAAAACTCCAGTTCCGGAAAAATATTGGAACCGGGTAGTATCTGCTTGGCAAAAAGCAAAGGAGGATAAGAATGACACGGGGAAATAAACGATGTTGTAAATGTGGAATGCCTAGTTACAACGGATTAGACGGCCGTTGGTATTGTAATGAGCATTTCCAACAGCTAAAAGCTGATCCGAATGTGCATTGGGGTGCAATCAAATTTGATGGCAAGCGGAAAAAGGCGCAAGAAAAATGACTGAATGGCTAATCACCCTCCAGTCGTATTCTGAATTTTGGATATGGTGGGGGGTGATTGGCTGGTTGGTTGCATTTAGGCTTATGTGGGTTTTGCCGTATGTCAGCCGACAACGACGGGAAATTGTAAGAGCACTATACAAGGTCAAAAAATTAAATGGACGGGCCAGGCTTAGGAAGAAGCGTACATAATACTGATTTTCAATCATTCGTATTGCGTCATGCCTGGAACGTTGCGTTTTATTCATTTTTCGGCATGTTTGGTTTGGCGCTGGGCGGACTAACCATTGTACGTGTTTTTGATGCCAGGGCCTGGGGAAATACCACACTGGATTGGCAATCAGTTTTGATAATCGCATTTGCGGCCGGGTTGGCATGGATGGCATTTGGTGGCGTTGTGTCACTTGGTTTGCGAGTGCGGGCCTGGGAAGCGTTCAAGCTGGAACAATTTGAATTGGCACATGCGCACTTGAACACCAAACCAGAACCAGTACAATCAATAACAAAATCGCAAACCTCCCGCGAAGTGACTATAAAAACCATACGAGGTACGGCTGTTATTGTACAACCACGTGCTGGTGCATTTGCCTCTTGGCTGCGTGATGTCCTGAATCCAGACACGAAAACAATGTTTTCCAAAAATGAGGCCAAACGACGGGAATGGGAGAATTGGCAATACATTAATCTTGTAGCGCAGCTTAAAGATATTGGTTGGCTGCATGAGCAGCGGACGTTCAACGGATCGCCTGATTTGGACGGTCAAAATGTTGAGGAAATGCGGACGTGGTTAAACACACCGCTATTATGAGGAGATTAAAATGAGTGGACCAGACTGGGTTTTAGGATTGTTGGGAATTGAACCGGAAGATGTTCCGATGGCCGTTTTTGATAATGATAATAATTTTGTGTGTACTGTCAGTTATGATGAATATCATGGTATTATCGAAGGCGAATATCAGGTGAACGACGGGCCTGGTATGCCATACAGCAATACATTGGAGAAAAAACAATGATTGGGTTAAATATCAAAATAGTTAGTCAAATTGAGAAGAAATTTATTGTCAATAAAATGCCAGGCGGTTCGTTGGACAAAATTCCAAAATCGGCAATAGCTGCTGTTACTGCTGCAATTGTGGTAAGCCAAGAAAGAAGATTATTTGCAAGCATTGATGAAGCAATAGCGGGCGCTGTTGAAGGAGTTGAAACCATGAAAGCATTATCAATCAAACAGCCCTGGCATTGGGGCATTACTGAATTCGATCACCTTCGTTCTATGGGAGTTCTCATATCCCATCATCAAGTGAAAAAGGAACTGAAGAAAATCGCCACGCGGCGGAATTGGGGCAGGGCGCGGAAGGTGTCACACAAACGGCCGTCACCTCAGTTGTCACGGCATGACCTTGAACTGCTAAAAGTTCAGGCCATATTTAACGCATCTACGAAGCGGAATCGAGAAACCATCATCGCAATAGGAGAGGCGTTCTTGCCGCGTGTGGGGATATGAAACAGCTTCAATTTGAGATGATTGTTTGGGATAAGGCTTGGAAAACTTGCCATTGGTGCAAAAACGACGATAGAAAGCGCCCTGGCTGTCTGTGTTGCCTTGGAAAAAGCGACAAATGAGGTGCTTATGCAAGCCAAACAAACATTAGAGGACAAACATTAATTATCTTAGGAGATGACACATGTCTACTGGTTTTTTGGGTTTCCACATGCAAGGCGCAGTCCAAAATTGGCCAAATGCGATTAAACTTTTACCGGCCGGCACATGGTGTAAGTCGTTAAACGATCAACACCTATGTCGAGACTTAAAAGCTGTCAATCCTGGTATCAAAACAGTTTTTCGATATGAGTTCAACCGACATCAAAACCTAGTTGGCAATTACAAAGATTTGGCGCGGGATTTCTTCAGCCGGTTCATTGACGGCACGTTCTGGGAACAAAAATTATACCTATACATTGACGCCATAGAAGAGTGGAATGAATATCTTGCCAATAGCCAATCATCAGTTGAGCGTATGAATTGGCTTAATTGGTGCAAGGCTGTGAACGATGTTTGGTCAATGGAATATCGCACAAAGCCAGAATTGAAACATATCCGACTGGTTAGTTGTAATACGGCGATTGGTAATGACATCCCGCCGGCGTTTGCTGAGGTAGTGGCAGCGCATGATGGCATACTCGGATACCACAATTACACCAACGTCTATGATAAGCAAGTCAGGCCGGAAGATTGGCAATATTACTCAGGCCGATGGGTAACAATGGACACCACATACAAGGTCAACGGCACTCAGGTTGAATGGCTATTTACCGAAGGCGGGCCGACGATCATGGGCACATTCGACGGCCAGCATTATGGTGGCGTTACTGAAGGCTGGCGACATAATAAGTGCTATAATGGCGACATTGATGCCTATGTCAATGGCACAATTCAGTATCAATTGGATAGGATCGCGGCATGGAATAAAACCAACAATAACCGATGCCTGGGCGGTGTCCTCTTCACCTCGGAAAATACTAAAGATAGCATCTGGAAAAACTTCCATTTGTTTGAATCCGAGATGGTGAAAGTTGCGCAAAAGGCAGCTTCGTATGTTCCTGTTACGCCTTCTGCTGAACCGCCTCCGGGTGATTGGCAACAGGCTGCATGGAACAAGTCGATCGAGATGCAAATTAGTAACGGCATTATGCTAAATGCTAAGGCAGCTATACAAGGTCAAATACTCTCTGATGGCTTCATCCCAGTCCAAAATGAGTTTCAGCACGAAGGGCGAACGTATCAGGCGGCCGAAACGCTTGACAATAGTAAGTCCCGACGACTATACTGGTGGACAGTTAGTGATGGTGTTAATTGGTTTCCCAAGCCATAGAATCCATTTTGTTTTCCTGATGAGACAAGAGGCCCCGGTTGTGTACCGGGGTCTTTTGTTTTAAAATGTATCCATATGAGAGCAGCGAGAGTTTGTGCCCGACGTGGGTGTATCAATTTAGTAAACGGCAATGGTAGCATGTGCCTAGAGCATACAAGGTCAGCACGTCGCCAACGTGATGCCACTAATACCCGTCCCTCTACTGCCCAGCGTTATGGCCCGAAGTGGCGATTCATCCGAGCGCAGTACATCAAAAGATACCCATCATGTGCAGTATGTGGCAAGCTAGCAAAGCAAGTCGATCACATCATTCCTTATGAAGTTTGCAAGTCTCATGCTTGGGATAACTTGCAATCGCTGTGTCACTCTTGCCATAGTCGAAAGACGGCAAAATATGATGGTGGATTTGGAAATGCCAGGGTGCAGCATGGCTAGGGGTATGCGGGATCGGATCGCTGCGTATGCGCGTTTTGCGCAG